ATACGCTCCTACATCCGACTCATCTCCAACAGTATGATCAAAGACCAAAAGCTGTATGACAGACTCGTTGCCCGAATCCGGATCGACGAGGCGACCGGTTGCTGGCTCTGGACAGGACCGTATTGGGATAAGCGTCCATGGCCACAGAACCGTTACGGTTACATCGGGATCGACTACGACCCAGTGAAGGGCCGCTCCAGAACCGTAGGTACTCACCGCGCGATGTTAATCGCGATTCACGGCCCTCTGACGTCGCAACAATGCGCTTGCCATCGTTGCGACGTGCCCTTATGCATCAATCCGGAGCATTTGTTCATCGGGACGATGGGCGATAACATTCGCGATTCGCGCAGCAAGAATCGGCATCACGAAGCACAGAAAGACTTCTGCGAGCGCGGGCATCCGTTATCTGGTGACAATCTCGCACTGCGGCGGCAGCAGCCTCCCAAGATGGGCATTCGCCGCGTCTGCAGAACATGTGAGAAGGGCCGCTACCGCCTCAACCTTGGATGGCCTGAGCATCTAGCTTTCGATATGGCCTTCAGGATTCCGCATGGGTATCGGCTGGATCGAACTACCTTCCAGGTTGTATCTGCAAGGGGAAACACAAATGGAGACGTTGGTAAATGAGTAAACCCAAGATCGTATGCGTTGTTGGCAGCGCAGTTCTTGCACCGCTGGCATTCCTGGTCCCCACAGTGGCCATCGGCCTAGCCATTTTCGTTGTGTTTGGACCACTGGACACACCTTCGTGGGTCAGGTGGATTGTCTGGGGCCTTGGACTTGCTTTAGCGCCGATGACGCTCTGGTCCATCTATAAGTGGTTCTTCGGCAAGTGTTACTCGCACAGCGCAGACGGTGACCCACATGGGTGACATGAGCCGGTGTCCGCATGGAAGCTTCCAAGGCTATTGCATGCAGTGCAATGAGCATTGTCCGCGCTGCAAAGGATCTGGTGAGATCACGGCGATGACGCAAGAGCACGGGCCAGACGACTACGAGATCGATGTCGAATGCCCCCGATGCAAGGGCGTCGGGCTCATCACTAGACTTCCTTCAACCGTGCCCGTGCAACCATGAGCGCTCGAAACGATACCTGCGAGTGGGCTATCTCGGATGACGAGAAGACGGCCGATCCAGAGTGCGGCTACAAGGCCGAGTCCGGCAAGAAGTTTTATATGGTGGGCGGCAAGTTCCTATTCCCGTGCCCCGGCTGCGGACTTGAGATTAAAGTCACGCGGTCGTTCAAACCGGCACTTCCAATTCGCGAGGATCGCATTGCAAAATAAAACGTCTAACGGGATGCTCGAAAGATCCTTATTAATAATGCTTGCATGCACAAGCGGCTTGTGGTCTACTATCTCCACTGGTTAAGGAGATGGAAATGAACAAAGTCAACCGAAACAGCGTTAAGGGCGAACTCTACAACGGCCGGGATTTCGTAGGCTCGATTGTCAAAGTTGAGACGGGCTACCAGATCTGGAAAATCGAGTGCGGTCTAGGCGCCCCGATACTCGATGGCCGGGTGTTCAAGGGAACCGACTTCCGCAGTGCTGGGCAGCTCGACTTGGGATATGCGGTGGTCAAGAAATTCGAGATGGCGGCATGAGCCGCCCTCCGAAGGCCGTCAGCGCCTACATGGCGTCGATCGGCAAGAAGGGTGGCGAAACCAAGGGGGCAGCCAAGAAGCGCTCCACGGCGCACTACAAGGCCGCAGCAGCGGTACGTTGGGCGAAGAAAGCGAAGACCTGAGTTCAACCAATCATGAAGTCTATGGGCGTCGATCAACAGAAAACTGTGGGTATCGGTGAGGGGCTGATCTCCCTCTACGGTGTTCGAATCACCGGCGCCTGTCCAGCGTCCCAACTATAAGAGCAACATGTCTAAATTCAGACCGAAGCAAGCCGCCAAACTCTTCTGCCCTACTGCAAAGTCAAGGCGCTCTGGAGTTCATGGATGGCAGGTATTCGATAGCGTCACTGGCGAGGTACTTGGCTCGGGCCAATGCGCAGAAAGCGCATGGCATCTGGCCTATGTTGAGCTGTCTCAAAGAGCGACCCCAGCGCCAGCGTCTAACTCAAGGGGGCAACCATGAAGATCGTCTGGACACTCATCGCGCTCGTAGTTCTCGCCGTGATCGCCATGCTTCCAAGGTGGCGAGTCGATCAATTTGACGCTTGGTGCAAAGAGCACCATTACGACGGCGCCTGCGGGAATTGCCAGACCCCTGAGGGTGACCCTAACGCGGCGTGTCTTCGGTGGAGGATGAATGCATCCGGAAAGCAAGCCGCCGATATTGTTGGGCGAGATGAAGTCTTAGCCATCGAGCGGCGGCGGCAGACGGAATCAGCCGCTCACCGGTTATGAGACAGTACTAACTTAAACATACAACTATGAAACAACCGTGCCGCTGTACTCGCTGCCGAACCTCCTTCGAGGTCACCTACGCCAAGCGTGCTGGCGTCTGGGAGGTCTATCAGAAGATCGCCGCGAAGCACGCGAGGCTCAAACCGCAGTGCGCTGATAAATGGGGTATCCAATACGTGAGGGTCCGAGCATGATCTACGTTCCAATCTGGGCTGACATCGATGGCTACTGGGGTCCTGTCAGCTATGCAGCCACGACAATCACTTACGTCAGGATGCTCGGATAACTCAGTGAGTGAGGTAGAGCCAAAACTGCAGCGAATCCGGGCGATCATGGGCCGCGAACGATATCCATTTAAGAATAACAAAACGCAGCTTTTCGAGTTAGTTGACACCCGGTTTGGGTTCGACTGCTTGGCGGGGTCCCCAGGCTACTGGAAGTACTACGATAGATACGTGGTGAACGATTCGTTCATAGGGGTACGCGGATGACAAAGGAGCGGTTACGCGCCGAGATTCGCCGGATTCTGGATGAGTGCTCGCTAGACGAGATTCGAGGCGCTTTCAAGAGTCTTTGGGAAACCACAGCGGACGAACTGAACTCGCCTCAAGCGCCGATCGCGAAGATTACCATCAGAGAATCCGGCGCCGGCCATTACGCGCCTGATGACGTGTCGGTGAGCCTCTACGCTCCCGGCCTGCCGCCCGGCGAGCATGATGTGTACTGCGAGCCGATGTCAGTGGCGCCTGCGTTGAAAGCTCCCATCACGGCTGAGTACATCAAGGCGCGGCTCAAAGATCCCGTCGTCCTACAGCGCCTACGCGAGCGGGAGGATTTAAGAAAATCGCTGAAGGCTGCAACGCCTCATGAGTTGGTTGAGTATTCGCTCCACCTCTTCAAGGACCTGGGGCCACACGAGGAAATAATTATCTCTGAGCTGTATTCGAGGATCTGGCCGGGGTGGGAGCGGGCGCCGGTTGAGGGAGAGGATGCAGCGGAGAAATCGGACGGTGGTCAATGAAGCATCCAATGGCCACGGCCATCGATCTTGTGGCGGCTGGCGATCATCAGGCGATTGCCAACTATATCGCCCAGGCTCGACAGAACGAGCGATTCGCGCAGTTCTTCGAGTTCATGATGATGAACGATATGAGCGCCCAGTACGATCGCCACACGACGGATATGCTGACCGATCCGCGCTACGACAAGACTTACCTATGCGTCCTGCTTGAAAAGGCGGGAGCACCGTCGAGAACCTGAGCGTGCGCTATGTTCCTCGCGGTCCAAGGGATATAGAGGTGCTACAGAAGATGCGCGCGCGTATCAAAGCGCTTGAGAAGGCACTGGAGCGGGCCGTGACGAAGCATGGCCATGACTATCACTGCAGCGCCTCGCGCGGACTGGAAAGCGAATGCACGTGCGGGTGGACGGAGATCAAGGCCATGGTGAAACGTCGATGAAAGTCCTGTTCCTCGACGTGGATGGCGTGCTCAACAGTCTCGAATGGTGCAAAGCTGGGAATGGCTTTGGCTGCCCTCCAGGAAAACGAGAGCGGTGTACGAAGGAGCGCTTGAAGTGGTGCCCCGACATGGTGAGGCGCCTACGGCAGGTGATTGAGGCTACTGGCGCAAGCATCGTTGTAAGCTCCTCCTGGCGCGGCTACGGGGCTGGAGCCGTCCGCAAGTGGAAAGCTATGTTCAACGTCTATGGCTGGCGCAATGCCCCGGTGATTGGTGAGACGCCCGACTTGACGCGGCAGCAGTCCAGTGGACTCTATGTCTCAATCAAGCGTGGCGAGGAGGTAGCAGCGTGGCTGAAGGCGCATACGCATGTGGTCGATCGATTCGTATGCGTAGATGACGGGAATGACTTTTTGCCGGATCAACCTCTCGTGCTCACCGACATGGAGACGGGACTGACGGAGGACGCCGCCTTGAAATGCATCGTGTTACTCGGGAACGAAACGACATCAAAGCGTCGATGAGTGCGCTATTCGTCTGCAGCTTCCACGATTGTTCCGGCAGCGCCATGGTCGGCTATCGCATCGTGCATTGGGATTTCAGCTACCAGTTCGGGCCACTGTTCGTGTCCAAAGAGGGCGTGCCGTGGGAGAATCAGCCGAAGGTCACGAGCCGGGAATGGAAGGCATTCGAACAGTGGTTCGCGGAATTGAAAGCCGAAGCGAACGCTCTTAGCGGATGAGCGCACCGCAGAATGACTCAACACGGATGGGGTGATAGGGTCGAGTAGAAGAAAAAAGGAAAGGGGTTCTATGGGAAGGAAGATCTTTAGCGGGATCGCACGCGGATTGCGAATCGCTAGCTGACCGGATGCCCTACAAAGATCCAATAGGCCGCCACGCAGGCAAGCCCCGCCCAGCCCAGTGAAACCCTGGGTGATGGCACGTTCAGCGCTGCCAGGACGAACAGCACGAAAGCGGCAACGAGCAGGATAAGTCCGATCATGGTTGCACCTACTTTTTGACAGCAATGGTATTCAACGCGTCAGTCTTGGCTGCGCTACCAGCTGAGGATCCGAAGTAGTAGGCAACGATGCCCGTCCAGGCCGTACCCAGCGAGCCGACCATCACGAGCATGACGTCCCCGCCGCTGACGGGCTTTCCCTCCACCACCAGATACCCCAGCACCCCGAAGAACCCCACCGTGACTAGATAGGCCATGTACCGCGGGGTTGAGTCCTTGACCGCAATCTCCCGAGCTCGAGCATTGGCGATGTCGTCGAAGACCAGCTTGTCCTTTTCAATCCCCAGCTTCTCCAGCTGCAGCTCGAAGTCCTGATCAGCTTTCTTGAGTGCCAACAGCTGATCCGGGGTCGCTGTCAGCAATGCCGCCTCTGTCGCTTTACCGTCGTCCTTGGGCGTTCCGAGTACGGCTGAGAGGGCGGCACTGGCCAAAGGCCCGAACGGCCCTCCGACCGCCAGGGCAACCGTGGGAGCGACTGTGCGTAGGATCTGCAGAGCTTTTTCGCCAAGTGTCATAGCTGCAATCTCCGAGCGAGCACGCCAACGTGCTGGCGTGTAATGCCAAAATCTCGCGCTATCGGCAGGCATTCCTCACCTGCGTTTCTGCGCCGGGAAACTTCACGCGCCTGTTCAGGCGTCAGTTTGAATATGGGTTTTGGGGGAACCGCAGTTCCATGCCTAACGCTATCCGCATGGTTAGCCACCCTAGTATCCCAGCGTAGATTGTCCAGTCGGTTGTTATGAATGTCTCCATCGTTATGACACGCCTGATGATGGGAAGACGGCCTCATTCCTTTGAAAGTCTCAAGAACGAGCAAATGCACTTTTCTGTCGGTGCGAACCGCATCTTTGTATAGCCCGACCTTGGGACGTCCGTCGATGCCATCAGCCCGTCTTTTTAGAATGACTCCACCTCTTATTCCATGAGGCGTCATGCGAGGGAGACTCCGTACGCGACCCAAATCGCTAACTTCGTAGAGAGTTTCGAAGGATTTAATCGGGCACCAACTTTCTGATTTCATGTTGGTATTGTAACCCCGATGTTCATTTGACCCCGCCATAGCTAAGACTGAAGTGGTCTGCGTCCACGCTCTTAAAGTCCCCGCCGAAAGCGCAGTCTGGGTCTAACGTCTTCCAGAAGTCCCCCAGAAACTTATACGCGTCCGGAGCCGTCAGGTATACGCCATCCTTGAATAGCTGCAGGTCCACGGCCAGGCGCTGCGTGTGCAGACTGTTACCGATGCCTGAGCCCTTCTTCGCATTGAGGGCGGCTTGTTCGGGCGTACGATAGAGCTCGCCGGCGGTCAGCTCGAATCCTTGCGCATAGGCGAAGTCGATCAGTTTGGCGACGAGCGGGAGGAATCGACGTTGTCTCTCCCCAAGCGTTTCGCTCATTTCTTCTTCTCAGGTGGCGGCGGCAAAGGTTTGTCGTGCGGCCAGGAATGCGGTGGTAACCAGGGTTTGGGCTCTTCGGTTTTGCCCCGCGCATCGCGCCACAGCTCCTTGATCGCCTCCCACCAGCTCATGACGGATTCGCCTTCTCGCTCGCCTTCCCCTCAGTGATGCCGAGTTGCTTGGCAATCGCCTCATTGCGCGTGGAGATAGAATTCGTGTTCTTCTCCAGTCGCCGGATATTGAACACGTTGTACATCTGGCCGATGGCCGTGAGCAGCGTGCCACACGAGGTGATCACCAAAGCAACTTCGGTACCGGTCATGTCAGCAGTGCGCATGCGCCCAGTGGAAGGCCGCAAACGCGAGGCAGTCCTCATTCTCGGTCCACGCGCTCGTATCCTTGGCGAGGATGGGATCAACCTCAGCTCGCGTGTCGGCTGGCAATGCCCCGTGCACCACAGGATTGCTCAATGCCTGTTTGATCGCATCTCGAATGATGATATGTCCGCCGCCACTCATGTCACTTCTCCTTCACTGCCTTTTGCAGGCCATAAGCTTGGATGAGATCGTGGTCCGCCTTCACTTGCGCCGCAAGATCAGCGAACCGCCCGTTGATGAACGTGTTGTCGTCGTACCGGTCCAGATCAACCGTCTGCTCCGTATGACGAAGCTGCATGTAGAGAGTAACATTGACGAGAATCGACAGCGCCAAAAGGATGGCAGTTCCCAACTGCCACGGATCTTTCGGCAGCGTGAACCGATTGACATTGACATGAGAGCTGGGGTGAGCCGTGATCGACTCATCCGGGGACTCCTGATTAGAACCAATGCGCGTCATGGCCACAGTTTGTGCTCGATGTTCGAGATTCGGCGCTCGAAGCCGTCCATCCGCTCGCTCATCGCCTTCTGGTTGGCGTACATCACGATCAGGCCCGTGATTCCGATCACGATCAGCGTTCCCAGCATCGTCATCACCCAGTTGCGCCACTGTGGACTACTCCCGTTTCCGCCTTCCTGATAGCCGCCTTGAATCTCAACCGTTGCGCGCACTGTATTGCGTACGAGTTCACGCAAGCTCTCCTTATCGGCTGCCTCATAATCCCTGGGTCCCCGATCACTCCAATGGGCCATTTTGGCCTTCCACTCGCCGAACAACTCCGTTGCGCGGTGCAGAACGCCATCAATCCTTAGCCACATTTCCGCTTGTTTGGTTATGGTCTTTTTGGCATGGCTCTCCAGGTTATCTTCAGTGTCGGGAAATGATCCTTCCGCAGCCCCCATTTCCATGATGTTCCTTGGTTATGTTCCGAGGCCAAAGCAGATGAAGGTGATAAAGCCGTTATCCGTCGGGGTCGCGACCATCGCGCCCGCCGAGACACTCAGAACCTCCACGATGAACTGCGCAAACCCAGTGGCAGGACCTGCATTGTTGATGCTGTAGGCAGTCAGCCCAGCGGTCGTCACCGCGATGGCCTGTGAGTTACTCGCCAGGAGCGCGTTCTCGAAGTTCACCGAATAGTTGCCGGCTGAATTGCGCGTCACCGACTTGACGTTGAAACCGTTGTTGGGCGCATTCGTTCCAGTCTTGGTCCCATCGAACGTACACCAGGCACTGGCCGTATTGGGCGCACTGATCCCCCGGTTGGCCGGGGTCGTCACTATACCGCCTGAGGCATAGGCCGAGAAGCCACTGGAGTTGATGTTGACCGTGGCCGTCCACGCGCCTGTGGAGCCTCCAATCGCAGACACCGTTCCCCGCAGACCATTGATCTGCGTCATACCGACCACACCCGAAAAGTTCAGCAGCGAGCCGACAAACACCGGATTGGATCCAGCGGCGGAATTGAGAGTCACCACGGCACTGGCCGCCTGCGTGATGCCGCTGATTGAATAGGCATTGCCTGGGCCGATCTGCAGGAACGGGATATCGACCGAGGCCGGGGTTCCCAGACCGCCTACCCGATTGTCCTTGATGAAATTGGTCGCACTGCCCCGACGACAACCAATCATGGTGAGTGAACCACGAAAGGTCGCGGCAATCTCCACGAGGTTCGTGACTGTATTAGCGGCCGCGCAATTGATCATCACATGCGTGCCGATCCCATCCAGATATAAGCCGGTCGTGCACTGCTCAAAGTGCACTTTCTCTAAGATGCTGGAGTCGTACACGATATCGATGCCGCGCGGCAGAAAATTCCCCGCGCCACCGGCAATGACTCCACGGCGAATATCGAGCACACAGTTACCGACCGAGGAGATTTGCTCAACTTTGATCCCAGCTGCGGGGGTGATGGTATCGGAGCCGTAAACTTCGATATCTTCATGCGGCAGGATGTCCGCGCCGCCTGATATCGAATAGCCTGCATTGGTATAGAGAATGCCGTAGGTCGTAAATTGATAGATAAGACAGCGCCGTGGACCGCTGTTGTTCTGCCAGGCATCCGATTGAATCGCCCCCAACCCAGCCACGTTATTGCAGTCAACCGTCAGGCTCTCCAGAATCGAATCGAACATGCTGAAAGGCGCATTATTCGCGCGCAGCATGAACGGGTAGGTTCCTGAGTTCCAACCCGTCACCGCTCGCAGGATCGATCCGTTTTTGTTGGTGCCAAGGAATCGCACATCATTGGGCAGCGTGACCTCGGAAGTCAGTACAGCCGTGCCCAGCGGCAGATCTACGACATTGCCGACCGCACCATGAACGTTCTGCTTGGCGACTAGAATGCTTTGATTGAGGGCTGCCGTATCATCGGTGGCGTTATCAAACTTCGCGCCATAGCGGGCCGGTTGGATCGATGGATAGGCGTAATTGGTGGGCGTCACTCCAGCCTGTTGCTCGGATGCCGTGATCGGATTGAGCACGGGCTGCAATAGAGCCAACTGGCCCGCAGCATTGAAGCCGGCGTTGTAGGGGTCTATCGTGCCGTTGGGACCGGAGACGATCGCCCCAGGGATGCTTGGGTTGTTGGCGTCGGGATATTGTAAAACAGCCTTATACGCCGGCAGTGCATCGTCCAGCCAGATTGCAGGCCAGACCCCATTGCCGTCCGCCTGGACCGGATTGGCGAGCGGGATGGTGAGGGTGAATTCACTCCAGATAGGCTGTAAGGTAGAGGTCCCGGTTTTAAAAAAACTGAGGAAGGCTCCTGGAATCGGGTTATTGGCCTGATCGGCAGCGCGTAGATAGGGGGAGAACAGAATAGCCATGGGTACCCTATGAAGTCATGGGAATGGGCCGTCGCATTGCGCCCGCTCGGCGCCCTTTTGATCATGCTGTGCGTGGTCGCCCCGATCCGATGGGCGATCATGAGAAAAATCCCCGAAGGCAAACTCAGACGGCTGCTATTGACCCGGTTGAATTAGCGGCAATGTCGCCGCTGTTGTAGGTAGAACGGCATTCGGCGCTTGTCGCAGACTTTGCAGAGCGGCTGTTCCCAGGAGGCTGGGAGTGTAATCTGGCGTCGCCAGAGCTCGCTGGCCGACCCCGCTGAGCAATCCTTGGCGCACCGCGTAAGGTGCGGCGGTCCCTGCCGCCGCAGCAGCGGCTAGAGGAATATTCCCGGTCAGCAATCCGCCCACCATTCCACTCCCCCCCACTGCGGCGGCGAGTTTGGAGACACCCACACCGCCCTTGGGTAATTTGGTGGCATCACCGAAGTGATCGGCGAATCGTGCGACGAGTCCGAAGCCGTCCGTCATGGGCCGGCCTTTCTGCAACTGTGCGGCCAAGCGAGTAGCCGAGACATTCCCACCCTTCAATGCAGCTTGCGCCTGGTAGGACTTCGCAATCGTCGTACGCGCTTCCTGGAAGGCTTGGAGCAGATCCGGCTGACCGTTGGCCTGTAGATGACGCCCAATCATATCCTCGAGCGAATCAGCACCCCGAATCTGGGCTTGAGCCAGTGCGCGCGCCTCAGGGTCTCCGGATCGACCGGCGACCGTAAAGTTGGCAGCCGCCTGTTGCCTCAGCCGCTTGGTATATTCGAGTGCTTGCGCGGAGGAAAACCCCGGCTGATCGAGTGAGGTCACCAGTGCATCAATCCGATCGCCGGCAGGCGTTACCGCCCCCGGAAATCCGGCTTGGACATTCTGCGAGACGTTCTGAATGCTACGAATGTCCTGAATGAATTGCGCATCGGGCATGATTCGTCCGGCTTGCCCTACCTGCCGATAAACCTGTCCGGCTTGCTGACGAACGCCTGCCAAGGCTTGTTGCGTGATCGGCTGGTTGGCCGGTAAACCAAGATCCTGCGCGACGAGCCGATTAGTAACCGTTTGGTTCTGTGCTTGGGCCGCCTGCTTGGTTGCAGCTTTGCCTGAAATGCTCTCCAACGCCGTTGCAGTCGCGCTCGGATTCACTTCGGTTGGCGGCACGACGTACCCTTCCGCCCGGCCGGCTTGTAGGACCGCATCACGCTGAGCGTTCTGGCTGGTGAGATTCGCCGCGGTCTGTGCGCGGCCGGCCAAAATGCGTTGAGCACCGGCTGCCACAGCATTGCTAACCGCCTGCCCTCCAGCGCCCAGGACGCCTCCTACACCGATACTACGTACCGTCTCACCCGTAGAGGTGGATGGCTGAAGCGCTCCTGTAGCTGCTCCTATGAGGCCAGCACCCACCACGGTATTAGCCCCAGGGATGGCCATTGCCGGCAGCGTGGCCGCAACATTGCCTGAAATATTCCCGACCTTACCCGCCGTAGAGGCCATGAGCGGCGCATCCCGCTGGCGTGATTGCGCGACTTGCTGACGCAATTCATCGACTCGGGAGAGGGGCGCGCCCGTGACGAGATCATCCAAGCTCGGCGAACGCGGCGCAATGGCATCCGCAATTCCCGCCCCCCACTGTGAGACACCGCGCCCCAGATCGACAAAGGCCTTGCCTGCACCTGCGAGAAAATTCTGCCCGCCTTGACCGATGGGAATATGTGTGTCCAGCGGACCTAACTGCAGGGTATTACCGCCATAGTCGGTCGCGGGGTTCGGTGCCGGCTCTGCCTGGGGTGCCGTACCTTGCGAGCGAATGTAATCCGCCAACTGCTTGGCACCCACGGTATCGCCGGCTGCATCGGCCTTTTGCAGTGCGGTGTAGACCTCGGTGAGATCGGCCATCTACTTGTACTTGTCGAGGAGTGCCTGAATCGGTGCTGGATGCGCGCCAGCAGGCGCCTGTGACGGCAATCCCGTGCTCTTGGCAAAGTCCATGAGTGTCGCGTTCGGGTTCTTCGACTGCTGCAGCTTCGTAATGTCGTGCTGTGTGAAGGGAATGGCGGATTGCACCTCAGATACGATCTTGTTGATCAGCTCCCGCTGAGCCGGCGCCAACTTCGGATTCGACAAGTTCGGTTCGATGCCCTTTTCGATGATCTGCCTGGTTTCGGCGAGCTTTCGAAGCTTGGTGAGCTGCGAATCCCCCTCGTTCAGGGTAATGCTGTCCATCGAGTGCGTGATCGAACCGTTCGGTGCCAGACCGGCGGTCTCAATAGTCGAGAGCGACCGTGAAACCCCCGCGATCATGGTCTTGTAGTCCTGCGCTTCCTGGCTTGTGATCTTCTGCCCTAACACGCTCTTGACCGAGCCCATGAGGGTAGTCGCCGGTTGCGCGCCGCCAAACCAGCCCGTGCTCGTGGTGACGGGCAGCTCGGCGATATTCTTGAGCGCTTGAACCGCCTCATTAGCCGATGCCGCTACGCGGTTGAACATCACGCTCGAGCGTGAGTCCATCCCTGCTGAAACCGCATTCGGATCATGCGGGCCGCCCGCAATGGGTCGTAGTGCACCGGGCGTATTCGGATCGCGCTCATAGCCTGCGGGAACTCCAGTCCGGGCCGCTTCCAGATCCTGACCGCGCATGGTGATATTCTGTCCGCGGGCCTGTTGGGCACGCTCCGCCGCCGCACGGGCGTTCTCAGCGGCGATCGTGTTCTGGTTGCGCGCGAGCTCGCCCCCCGGACCTTCCTGCTTGTAATGCGCCTGGATCATGGCCTGATGGGCCTGGAACTGTTTCTCAGGGTCCACCAATCCGGCTAGGGCCTGTTGTGCTACATCGCCGGCCTGCTGCTTCACTTGCTCGGGGGTAAGTCGTGCGAAAGCTCCCGGTCCATGCGCCTGATCGTATTGAGCCGCAAACCCTGGCGCTACGCTATGCACGGTTCCGATCGGATCATCCGAATTCGCGACCTGATTGGCGGCGGTGAAGAGTTGCCGGTATCGGCTTGTCAAATCAGCCGCACGGGCCTGATTGAGATCCCCGGAGGCTTTCACTCCGGCCATGCCATATTTGCCGGCCAGATCCGACAATCCGACATTCGGATTGGCCTGAATCGCCTGATCAATGCCCTGTTGATCTGCCTGCGTTCGCTGCGCTTCCTGCAGCTGTAGATCGCCCATCTGCTGTCGCTGTTGCTGCCCTTTAATCTGGCCGGCTTGCTGCAGGATATCCCCGAGATTGATAGGGCTATAGACGGCCATGTCAAGGACCTCCATAGGGCGCTTGATTGACCGACGTCGCCGGATTCAGATAGCGATACAGAAGATAGTTACTCCCCAATGTATTGGCTGTATTACCGATGGTCTGCCCGATATCTCCATAGGCCGATGCCCGCGCATTGCCGGCGGACATCAGGGCATTGCTGTTCGCGTTTGCCATGTTGGTTCCAGCCGCTTGAGTGGCATTCGTGGCTGCTTGCCCCGCTCCGGCCACTCCCGATAATCGGCTCACATAGTCACCGAAATTCTGGTTGGCCAAGCCATTGGCATAGGTCTCTCCTGCCTTTACCGCAGCGCCAGAAAGCAATCCACCCCGAGCAGCCGCAGACCGATTGATTGCATCCTGACCCTGTCCCAGATTGAACTGGAAGTCAGGCGATGTTGAGAAGCTCGAAAAGTCGGCTTTGCCAGAACCCTTCACGACATTGCCATTGGCGTCGACGGTATCGAGCCCATACAGCTTGGCGATCTGATCCAACGCGCTTGCGCCGGTCGTTCTCCAGGGAGCCTGATCAGCGCGCGTTTGGGCATATTGCGCGCCTTGTTGTGATATCGAGGCATTGGAGGCACTCTTGATGGCGCCGGCCTGTTTGTTAGAAGCATAGATGGACGCACCGACCCCAACTGCGGCCACGCTCACCGCTGCAATGACTGCACTCATGAAAGCCTCTGTTGATTCAGAGCCGCGCCCAACTCTTTCACGGATTCGGCGGACTCAAAGATATCGGCTTCGAGGGTCGCGATATCCCGCTCGCCTGTGGGATTCGGATGAATAGTACGTGCAATGACGTCATCCACCGCATAAACCACCATCTGGTAGCCGGGCAATGTCACAATCTCAGACGGCGCTTGGAAAGCATCCCTACTCCCGTCACGTTGGACGAGAACGACCGAACCTTCCAGTAACTGGCAGACGTGGCCATGCCTGTGAACGCGGCCCGTCAGCAGCGTCCCGACTGGAATGCGAATCTCGCGGATGTACAGATTGCCCTCAAAAAGATGTTTCAGAGGGCACTGCGTTTGCTCCAGCGTGAGAAACTGATCCGTTAGTGCCGCCACCTTTTCCGTCCAAGTCAAACCCGGCAGCTGGTCCCACTGGGGGATAGGGACGTCGTTTGGCATCGGCCATCATCCTTTGGTAGCACAGCATCTGAGCGACACCGGCATTCAATTTCTTGAGTTCGTCGAGAATCGCTTGCGCTGTAACTTCGTTCATATGACCTGATACTGAAAGACGAACATCATGACCCGATTGCTGGTATCCACTGCGATGAACTGCAGGCTCGCGCGATCATTCGTGAGATCACTCAGTATCGCCGCTCCCTGACCAGCCACGGTGTTGCAAAAGGCGATGCCCGAGCACTGCTTGTTGTCCGTGAAGTTCGACGCGATGGGGAGCGAGATACCCAATTCCACCGCGCCTGCGGCCGTGGGGTCCAGATCCACCCGGCCTGACACCGTCACCACGCTTCCAATTCTCGTGTAGGCGCAGAGATTGGCTCCCGAAGTATCCAGATTGGTCACGTTCGTGAGCGTCGGCGTGTACGTGCCCGTTGCGAATGCGGCGGCAAGGGCTGCAGTAATGGCCGTGGTCACTTCGGAATCGCGCGCGATAGTTGACGGAATATCCGTGTCCGCCAGCGCTCCAAACCCCAATGCCCCGGCACGGCGTACGAAGAACGTATCATCCGTCGTCGCGCCGATGTCCGCGGGCGTTCCTGGCGTATTAGTAACACGCCCAATGACGCTAGTGGGAATACTGTCGCGCAACTTTGGGTTAGTGACAACCTTGTCCGCCAACTTCGTGATGGTGACGGAGTTGTCATCGGGCACCACTGCGGTTGACCTCGTCCATCGATCCCAGTCTGCTTGGTTGACCGGCGGAAACCCAGGCGGCTTAAGTGGCATTTTTCAGGATCGCCTGTATCAATGTGCGCCGGACGGGATCTGATACCTTGTACCGATACACACGATCTCGAGACTGCCCCAGCCGGTTAAACAAAGCAGCACGGCGAAAGTCTCCGGCCTTACCCAACTGACGCCAGATCTCATTCGACCATGTACGTCCACCGTCATCCGACCAATCCAGCATGACTCGGGGATCTTCGCCCTGCCCCGTAGTTCCCACGCCCTGTTCGAAGACGAGCTCGAGGGATGCATGCGGGATGAGCAGGTTGTCCTGTGCAATCGCGGGGGCGGCAACCTGAGACACCAGGGTATCGCCCCACTCAGTGAACGTGCCGGCATCCAGAATCCCGAGTTTGTTCGAGGTGCGATCCCCCACGTAGGTTGTGTTGTTCCCACGGAGCACAAAGGCCGCGCGCCAGTTCGAATATCCGTAGGACTGCCGCTCATGCCAAAGCTGGGTTGACACATCGTAAACCCACGTAGCCTCGTTGTAGGTCAGCCCATACATGGAGTGGCCATTCTCGATCCAGGTATTCCCCACGCACTCCTGGGCGGCGTACTTCGCAATGGCCTGCTCCATGGCGGTCTGCGAGATCCGCACCGGGGTATAGCCGTTCACCCGTCTGACCGTACCGTCGGTAGCGGGAAAGAAGATGGAATTGTCGATCTTCGCCGGTCCATACTTGGACGTAGTCCCGATCTCCATGAAGCCCGAGGACGTGCGGCTCAACGGGAAGGCGGGATCACCTGAGTTGTACCAAACTTCCGTTGTCTGACGGCCAAAGAGAAACAGTTCCCGGTGATCAACAATGCCGACCACCACGTCATCGGGTGCGGCTTCGGCGGAAGCAAAATCCAGCGCATCCCACCCGGAAGGATCAAAGGCCGTGTGATTGACGTATACCCGCCCATCCCCTGGGCCTCCGACCATATAACCGTCGAGGAACGCGACCCACTCATATCCGGGAAAGTCAGGATCCGTGATTTGTGCGGTGACTGCCCCATCCCACAGATAGGAAGGGCCGTTCACCGTCACCATGACGTGCGAGCCGTCTCCATCGATGAATACCGGCCCCGCGCCTGGGATTGAGCCCAATGCAGTGACCAGGCCTCCAGCCGTCACGCTGTAGAGTTGAGTTCCCGAGACGACGTAGCCGAGATTGTTGACGATCTCTGCCCCTCTCATGGGGCCAGTGCCGAAGCTCAGGAAGTCCTTAATCCCGAAACAGGCGACCACTGCCGCAGCCGTTTTAGCGGCGGGCGGTGCCGGCTCGAGGTAGGAATTCACCATCCGTTGACATGAGAGGGGTAAGGATGCGTGCTGGTAATTCTGAGTTCCAAAGGGGACGGCCGGCATCAGAAATACTCAGCCCTGACTGGCCGTGAGACGACCGTGGGCGAGAGAATCTTCCGCAGCTGCCGCTCTGCCATGGAGGTAGTGGGCAACCCCAAGATGCCTTCGGTGGCGATCTTGGAGCGCTTGGGCTCGCCTAACATGAAGTCATCGACCAGTAACGCCGCCACCATGGCGATAATGGAATCCACCATCACGTCATCTATGCCGTCGGCAAAGTCAATGACCGCGATGTCCAAGTCCTGGAGTTGCTTTTGAATCGCGTCGCACTTCTCCCCGATCAACACCGCGTCTTCCGCCGAGAGTGAGTTGCCCACGGGCAGCACCCCCAGCTTCCGGGCTACCCGCTCCTTGAATTGATAAAGGTTGACACTCACGGAACCTCCCGGAATTGATCAGTCCCTTGGCAACCAGCGGTGGAACATCCTTGCTCCACCCTTTTGTGGCCGCGATGGCGCCGTAGCCCGGGAAAACCCCGGACCACGGCTCATCGCCTATGAGCTCAACCTTCACTGATTGGTGCACATCACGGTCAGGTTGAACAATCCCGCCGCCGGAGTTGTGGCAACCGTGGTGATGTTGATCTGCACCTTGGTGCGGACTGCCGTGACGACGGGTGCCGGAGAGATTCCCCAGAACGCCGAACCCGCGCCCGAACCGGTGGTGACACCGGTAATCGCATCCACCGTTGAGGCGCCCACGAGTTGGATTTTGTAAACCAACGCAGAGGCCGCAAGCGATGCGGTACTGACAATGAACCCGATAACAGTGACGTTCTCGGGGATGTACCCCAGTTCCACGATATCGCCCACATCATCGAGTGAGGTCGTTGCGATCGTGGCGCTGAAGGTATAAGAGACGCTGCCAGCCTCATAAGGCTTCGGCACCAAATGCGCGGCGCTGTTCGCCACCGCTACTGTTGCTGCTGTCACTTTGAAATTACTCCGTAGTGGTGGTTATTAACCGTCAGCGACTGCTGAGGCGAAGATAGTCAGAATGCCGTTGTCCTTCGGCGTGGTGGTGTCCGTCGCTCCGGTTCCGAACTGGATCTTGCCGACGTCGTAGATCTGCTGGATTGCTACACCGCGCTTGGTCTGGTAGTCCATCTCCTGTGTGCGTGTATTCCAGCGCTGAGCCAGCGCATATCCCAGTGCCTGCGCACCGCACAGGTAACATTCGCCGACATCAATCGATGAAGCGCCCTGAGCGAGCCAGGTGTTCTGCGCCAGCTCCGGGATCTCGCGTACGATCACGCCGTCCCACACGATGTCGCCATCGGTAAAGAGCGGGTTGTCGGTACCCCGATCCAAGGCGTACTGCCGCGACTGAATGATATTCGTGTCGAGCTTGAGATCGCGGAAACAGGTTGATGGGGCGAACATGACGTACCATTCCTCATCCCCGTTGACCTTGATGGGACGGATCTTGGGAGTGGCTGCCTTCGCCAGACGTTTGGCGAGTGAGACCATGGAGGAAGACAGCTTGTCGTTCGTGCTGTCCACGGTCGCCAAAGCGGTGGCAAACACGTTCGAAACACCATTGGCGACCAGAATTCCATAGAGCGCGCGGTCACGGTTGTTGGTCGTCCAGGTATTCAGCGCGGTTGCGTTGGCCACCTGAAACGTAGACGTGCTGCCGGTGCCGTTCGGACCTTGGCCGGCGCCTGCGAGAACCGCATCTTTCTGACCCAATGCACTGATGAAGCGGTCGCGGGTCTGCTCCATCGACCAGCTCTGCAGCACCGCCTTGGCGGCCTCGCGCAAGCTGATTGCAGTAACCTGCTCCTCAAACTCCGGTACCACGACACCATGGCGATAGAGATTGACGGCGAGGGGCCAGGAGCGCTGGCTCAGGTCCTCCTCGAAGCCCTGCAAGGTCTGATTATTCTTCTTGCCCGCGCCCTGAAGACGATTCACGAGCTCGAAATAGATGGTGTCGCCTGCGGACTTGGAGAGTTTCTCCTTGACCTGGACGATGGAATTCTCGTCCGTGCCCATGTAGCGGGCGAGCCGGTTGCCACGGATGTACTCCGTGAAATAGTTATCGTCCCACTGTTTGACCCGCAATGCGGTAGGGACGGTTGTATCAGCCATGGTGGCTATCTCCGATCATTGATTCGTAATAGGGATTTCAGCGGGGGCGGACCCGCATAGACGGGTTCCGTCACCACAGGGGAGCTGTCGGAATTGAGGGAGGCCGGAACAGCGGGAGGCTTTACGCCTCCCTTGGCCGCGAACTCCGCTTCAACTTCAGCTCGAATGGATGCTTTGAGCTTTTCTCGGTAGGCGACCGGATCGCCGTTCACCGAACCTAACTCGCGATGCAGTAGGCCTTGCTTATAGGCGTACTCTGCCGGGTTGCGCTCCTGACGCAAGCGTACGAACAGTGACGGGTCCGCTTCGGCAGCCTCGAGAAAGGCCGCTTGCATCTCGTCGTAGTCCTTGTGTCGCTGGCGTGCGATCTCAGCCGTGAGGTTGCAGCGCTCGACAAAGAGTGTTTCCTGCAGCTGTTCCCGTTCGCTTTTGAGGGCGCCGGGAAGATCAGTCCAGGGGTCAATCGGCTCTTTCTTGGGCTGCTCCAACTCACGCAGTCGCGCTTCTGCGGCCTGACGCTTCTCGCGCTCGGCCTGCATGGCCCTTTTGTAGGCTTGTTCCTTCTCGGACTCTTGGACTGGAGCAACAACCAGCGGTGCTACGACCGGAGGAGTTACCTCGGGAGGCGTGATAACCGGAGTGGCCTCGACCTTGGGTTCGGCTTTCGCCTCCACCTTCGGTTCTGCCTTCGGCTCCTCGGTCGGCGTCACCGAGACAAAACGCCCGTTTTCATCACGCGCACGATTACCAATCAACGAGTCCAGAGACGGACTTTCGTCAGCCATACATCCACCTATCGTTTGGATTTATTCACGAAGCGCCCGCACTGCGGCGTCCAGTTTCCTCATTGACGGAGAGGAGTCCCGATGAACGCCCTTAAAGCCGGCGGCGCTAGTCCAATGCCGTGAGAATCAATACGAGCGCTTCTTCGTCGTCTCGTTCTGCCTGCTCGCGCATCAGAAATTCAATTTCACGATCGATCCGCGCACTCAGTGCTGCGGGCGCCTCGCCCAGTGTTTGGGCGAGCGTCGTAAAGTCGGGAACCTTGTCGATGACCGCTTGCGGCGGTGCCCGCTCAAAGCTAGCCGGCGAGATGAAGACCGGCGCGGGTAGCTCTAGTAAGCCTTGTTTGCGGCGCTTCTTGCGGCGGTAGAACCCTTCTGCAATGCGCGGACTATCGACTGGGCCAGGCTGTGCACTGAATGGCTGATCGAGCGTGCCGAATGCATCGAATAGCATTCCCGCGATGCCAGCCAACGTGCCGGAGGCTGTCAGGGTGCCAGAGGCATTCAGCGTGATCGCGGTCGTGCCGCTGATGGATCCCGAAGGCACATCGGCGGTTGCACTGGCGCCGAAGACGAGCGCCGAGAGTCCGGCGAGTGCGCCCGATCCCGTCAGCGTTGCGCTCTGCCCGAAGACAAGCGCGGAGGAACTCGCTAAGGCGCCGGTACCCGTCAATGCGCCAGTCTGTCCGAACGTCAGGGCACTCGAGCCCGCGAGCACTCCGCTGCCCGTGAGCGTACCCGTCTGACCGAATACGAGGGCCGCAGAGCCCGCGAGGACGCCGGCGCCTGTGATCGCCCCAGATTGGCCGAAGATCAGTGCCGCGGAGCCGCTGAGTGCTCCCGCGCCCGTAATCGCACCGATTTGTCCAAAGACCAGACCCGCGGTCCCTGCGAGGGCGCCCGACCCGGTGAGAACTCCCGACTGGCCAAATGTCAGCGCGGCCGTGCCGGCTAATGCTCCATCCCCGGTGAGAGTGCCGGTTTGATCGAACGCGAGGGAAGCCGTTCCCGAGATCGCACCCGAGGTCGCGGCTTCCCACTGCGACCGCAGGTCTATGAACATGGGTTACCCCAGCGTTAGACGGGGACCTCCTCCCACACCATGCTGAACTGCCCTACCAACGTGGTGGCAGTGGCCGAGGCCGCAATCGAGCACCAACACTGCGGCGGCACAATCAACGCGCCACCCACATCGATCCAACCATTGCCGAACGTGTCCACGGTGAGCGCACCGGTGTGAACCTGCGCGAGCGGCCAGAAGAACGTTCCGGCATTCGTGGGTGTTCCGACACGGTAAGCGGTACACGCCGATGCGCTACCCCCGATAAAGAGGTTGGACGTCGTGTCAATCGCGGTCGTAGAGCCCGGGGCCGAGACTTGTCCCGCCGCTCCAGTCAGTCCCAGTGCAGCCGCAACCGTCGTCACCACGGTATGCGGCACACCAATCCCCAGAATGACGGCGTTTCTGTTAGTGCTGCCATTCCACAGCAGTGGCCCACCAGTACCAGCAGCAGTGCTGAAGATAACCGGCGCAGTCACGATGGCGCGTGCTACGAAGAGATTGCCGCGAACCGCCTGCTCGTAATAGCGGCCGTGGAGCTCGGAGACGATCGAATCGCCCAAGCGACCCGCGCGAGCGGCCATCTGGGTGCCGTCGGCGCCGAGGGCGGGGCCGACCTGAACGTAATTGGGCAGTGGCATGGGGAATCCTATGGAGGTGGAAAGTCGTCTTCAGAGACGTTGACGTTGGAGGTAGCTTGTAGCGTTTCCAGGATGGCTCTGAGCACCGCCAGTTGCGCGCGGCTATTGGCGAGTAACTCACACAGCACGTTGCCGGTATCGCCTACCAGTACGGCCCGTTGACGGTAGATCGCGGCGCCGGCGGCCGTGGACGTAAGGTCCATATCGACCATCTTGCCGGCGCCATCCGGGGCTACTTGTAGTTGAGCGTCGCTCATACGTACTCGATGGTGAGAATGACCTTACGTCCACGGCCGCCGGCCGTATCGGTATCTGCTGAACCTGTGGTCATCGTGATGCCGAGGCCCGCGGCGAATGCGAAGGGCACTGTCGGGGCTAGGATAAAACCCGCTCCCGTGGTCGCTCCGGGAATGCCGTAACGACGTATGGGCGTTCCGGCGCCGGCCACAGGGACTGTCGCGCTGTCATATAGGCGTAGGTACCGAACTGCCGCATTAACGTTGATCGCGTGAATTGACGTCACGACGCAGGGCCGATTGCAGATCAGCGTTACATTCGCTGTCGCTGCGGCCACGAGACTGAATGGAATGCTAACATCAGTGGCGTTCTCGCCCATCCCGACGAGAGCTTTGACGCGCGAGAAGAGCATTTAGTCGAGCGTCACAACGAGAGCGCCAATCGCGAACGAGGGCGTAATGCCGGCGGTGACAGCCAATTGTGCCGTCAGCACTCCACTGGCAATGATCACACTGGCACCCGAGGTGGCTACCCCAACGGAGAAGTAAGTACAGGTGCTGGAACCGGCCGTACAGGCCCCAAAAGTCACAGCTGCCGCGTTCGCCGCTTGAGTGGGTGCGGTGCCCGAGACCGTGAAACCCGCTCCTGAACGGGCGACCGCCACCCGCGCATAGCCGGTATAGGTCGCCTCACTCGTCGTCTGATCGCCCGCCTCGCCTGGATCGGCGGTATGCAAGGCAATGAAGAGGCTGCCCGCGGTCGTAGAGCCACGCAAACCGGTCGCGTCCCCGACGTTGGCCGCATTCGTGTTGTTGAATATCAACAACATCAACTGGGATTCGAATGCATTGCTCGCTGACATTTAGCCTAGTCCTAGGGTCAAAAGTTGTTTGGTCGCAGCGGAGGCATCCGCAAAGGCCATCATGAAAACCTGATAGTGATCGCTCGTGAGGGCGCTGAAATTGCTGCCGGCGGTACCGGGATTGCTCGCGTTTCGATACTGCAGGCGGGCGTTGAACTGCGCCTGATCCCACTTCCACACGACGCTCGAGCTGGTATTGCCCGTGCCCGTAGCCGGAACACTCGACAGACTCACATCTGCGATGGCAAAGCCCAGAATGATGCCGGGCGATGAGCCCAGGGCAGCTGTACCTGAAACCGCGTTGTCCGTTCCAGCCGTGTAACTCGCCTGCGTGGCGTTATGACCTAAGAGCGGTGAGGCACTCAGCCCGGTAAGTTCGACGCAAATAGCGGCATTGTAATCGTCGAAGTTGGAGACCTGAATATCGACATACCCGCCCACGCTGTAGCGGTTGCCGGCGGCCGTCGCGCTCGTCGCACCGAACGTCAGCTGTGTGGCTGTATTCGAGGTGACAGTCGAAGTGGCGCCATTACTCAGATTGAAATAGGTCGCCCCAACCCACTGATTCGTCGTCCATGCCTTGGCCGTGTCCTGACAGGTCGTCGTGCTGCCGCCGGTCGCATCGCCTCCGTCTCCTGCCGCGATCGCTCCCGCATTCGGGAAATAGTAGCTCCCGATATCCAGCCCGTCCGAGGGCTTGGTGAGATGATCGAGAGACGTATAGGCCGGATTGGTCGAATCCGAAATCCCATTGACCGTATTGCTGCTGAGATTCGCGATACACGCCACAACCACGATTGTGCTGTTGGGCAGCGTGGGCGTTGATGTAGTGGCGCGAAAATGACTCGGCGTCCCCGCGATTCCGCCGAGGTTGCTGGGGGCAGGGTCAAAGGTGAACACCTGCCGGATTGCACCGGCCATTTAGTTGACGGTCGCACCGCTCACGCGGCCCTGGGCATCACGTTCGACCGTGATCTTTCGCGGCTTCGCTTTCTCGGCGCCGTTCGCTTTGGCCGATTGCTCTTGCTGCTGTGCTGTAGCCGCACGCGCTTTCTCGCGCTCCTGATGCAGCTGCTGGTTGTGCTGCAAGGCCAGATCCGAAACCTGTTTCTTGTGCTCGACCTGTTGAGCTTCCAATTTGGCGGTGAGTGTATTGATGGCCGCTTCCTTGGCCGCCCCATCCACCACGGAATTGGCCGCATCCTGAGTGGCCTTGAGATTCTGAGCCGCCAACAGTTGCAGTGACTTCAGCTCGATCTCCTTGGCGTTCAGCATCTCCATTTGGGCCTCAAGCTCCTGTTGACGGGCGGCGAACTGCGCTTCCAACGCGGTGCTCTTGGCCTGCAATCCGTCCTGCATCGCCTTTAGGTTGGCCATCTGCAGCTTCACCTCGGAGGCTTGCTGTGT